GCTGGGCGCGCAGTACGGGTAGTGATGGGTGGGGTGTGTGACCGATGTGTGACCGGTTGGCGGGCGGGATCGGGTGCGCGGCGCCGGTCGGGCGGGGTGGGCGGCGGGCGCTTCGACACGGTGCCCACCCTACCCCGGTCGCCCATTAACCCTACGCCTCCGTAGATTTTACACCAACAAAGGGCTGCGATGGGCAAGCAGAAGAAGCGGGTGACGATAACCGACGAGATGGCGGTGGAGATGTGGGAGATGTGGAAGTCGGGGGCGTCGTACTCCGTGATCGCGGGTCAGTTTGGGTGTTCCATCATGAGTGTGTCGAACGCTGTTAGGGTATACCAGAAGGCGGCGGCGATGGGGAAGGAGATACCGCCGAGCACGTCGCAGATGACGCGGTTGGCGCAATACAACGAGGCGTTGGACAAGATTGTGAAGGCGATACTGGCGAAGTCGCACAACGAGCTCAAGGACGAGGAACTGCGGAACCTGACCGTATCGCTCGCTATGCTGACCGACAAGGTACGGTTGCTGTCCGAAGAGCCGACTGCCATTCGGCGGACCATTTCCGAGGTACAGGAGATGAGCGATGCCGACCTTGAGCGGCTGGTGAAGGGCGGGGTGGAGATGGAGGAGCGTGGGAAGCGGGTGCGGGTTGGGGATGGCGATGGGGTTACCGATGCCGTGGTTTCCCAGGAGCGGCCGGCGTGATGAGGGTTTTGGGGTACGAGCGGGTAGTGCAGAAGGTGTGGGGGATGGAGGCGTGGATCGTCAACAACGGAACATACTGCGGCAAGATGATGTACGTTGTGCCGGGGAAGCGGTGCAGCCTGCACCACCACGCGAAGAAGCACGAGACCTTTCACGTCCTTGATGGTACGATGCTGGTTGAGTGGACGGGGGTTGGCGGGGACGAGGGCGTACTGGTGGGGCCGGGGGAGCACGTTGTCATTCCGCCTGGGCAAGACCATCGGTTTTCGGCAGTGGGGGAGTTTCCGGTGCGGTTCCTTGAAATCTCAACGTTTCATGATGAGAATGACGTGATCCGGGTAGAGCCTTCGGGGGACATCGAGGCGTGAGCCACAAGACCGAGTCCGAGATACGGGTGGTGGCGATGACCGAGCGGGACGCCGTTCGGCGGAACGCGGCGTTGGCGGAGTACGCGAAGCGGCAGATGAAGAAGTACCCGTGGTTGTTCTTCCGGGAATACGTCTACACGCTCGACCCGCACGACTCGAAGCAGCCGGTGAAGCGGTTCCCGGACAAGCCGTACTGTCAGGACATTGTGGAAGAGATACACGCCAACAAGATGGTCCTCATCGAGAAGTCGCGGCAGATGATGGTGACGTGGATCATCGTGGCGTATGCCCTGTACCGGGCGTTGACCTTGGACGGCCAGTACATCTTCCTCGTGTCGCGGAAGGAAGACGACGCGGGGCTGTCTACGCCGCTGAGTCTGCTGAGCCGGGTCAAGTTCATCCACGACCACCTGCCGAAGTGGCTCCAGCAGCCCGTGGGAATGACCAAGCAGCCGCCCATACTCGTGTTTGAGGGGACGGCCAGCACCATCCATGCCGTATCGCAGGACTCCGATGCGTTCCGGTCGTACACCGCCTCGATGATCTTCATGGACGAGATGGCGTTTCAGGAGCGGGCGAGGGACGCCTACACCGCGGCGAAGCCGACGATAGACGGCGGTGGGCGGTTCATCGGGGTTTCGACGCCGAACGGCCGCAATTTCTTCTACGCGCTGACGTCCGACGCGGAGGGCGCCCGTGCCTGACGTGATCCGTGCGCGGACGAACAAGAACGGGTTTCGGGTTCTGACCGTCCACTACTCCATGGACGACGTGAAGGGTCGGGAGCCGTGGCTGAAGGTTGCGCGGAAGAACATCACGCCAGAGATGTGGGAGCAGGAGTACGAAATCTCCTACCTTGCATCGCACGCCAAGCGGTATTTCGCGGGCTTTTCCAGGGCGGTCCATGCGCGTGCACTACTGGCAGACCCAGAAGGGCTGATATTTCGGTCGTGGGACTTCGGATACCACCACCCGGCGGTCATCTGGGCGCAGAAGGACACCAAGGACAGGCTTCTCGTGCTTGCGGAGTATATGCCGTCCGACATGACCATAGACAATTTCGCACAGAAGGTGGTCCGGATGACGGGTGAGCGGTTCCCGAACTGCGAGGTGCGGGACTTCTGCGACCCTGCGGGGACACAGCGGTCAGACAAGGGCGAGAAGTCGAGCATCGAGATACTAAACGCCATGGGGATCCGCCCGCAGTACCGGAAGACGCTGGTGATGGACGGCGTGACCATCCTTCGGCGGCTGTTGCAGGTTAGGGAGGACGGGGAGCCCGGTGTGCTATTCGACGTGGCGCAGTGTCCGCGGCTCCTGGAGGCGTTCGACGGTGGGTGCCACTATCCAGAGAACCGGCCCGACGACGAGGTCTACGAGAAGGACGGGTTCTACGAGCACTTGGTTGACGCGCTGCGGTATCTGGTGGTGCATCGGTTCCGCGTGACTGGCGAGGACGCACGAAGTACGGCAGTCTATCAAGGAGCACGGTCCGCGATGGCGTATTCGTGGACCTCGAACTTCTGATGGCCATAGACAAAGACCTTCTCATCGAGTACGTCACGGCCTGCATGAAGGAGGCCAAGGACGCCCGGCAAGCCCGCGAGGCGCAGTGGGACGAGTTGTGGCAGGTGTACCGCAATCAGCAGGACTATTCCCACAAGGCCGATTGGCAGAGCAAGTGCTTCATCCCGAAACTGTCGTCCTACGTTGACCGGGCGACGGCCATCCTGAAGCGGGCGCTCATTGGGACGCGGCAGTTCTTCGACGTGCAGAGCGCGTCCGAGCCGGAGAAGGTGCCGGTGGTGAAGGAACTCACCAGGTTCTGGCTGGAGCGGGCGCAGTTCGTGACCAAGTTCGTCGAGGCGTTGAAGGTGGCGCTTATCACCGGGATATGCGTCCAGAAATACTACTGGGACGTGACGGTCAAGAAGGTCCGGCGGTTCGAGCGGCGGGAGGAACTGGACGCGAACGGCATCCCGTATGTCGCCGAGGGGTGGAAGGTCGTCGAGGAACTGGACTCCCGGCTGGCGATCAAGAACGTGGACCCCTACAATATCTACCTCGACCCGTGCGCGACGGACCTGTCGCTCCGGGACAGCCGGTACATCATCGAGCGCGTCGAGGTTGACCTTGCGGAACTGAAGCAGAGGGCGGAGGACGAGAAGGACATACCCGAGGAGCACCGGATATGGGACGCCCGCGAGATCGCCCGCATTGAGGAGGACTTCCGCGAGAAGCAGAAGCACCTGTCCGAACTGAGCCGGAAGGGGATGCTCCCCTCGAACAACACGTTCCGGTCCAAGGTGACGATCCTGGAGTTTTGGGGGGACATCATTGACCGGGACGGGAAGATCGTCGAGCGGAACATCGTCTGCGCCATCGCCAACGACCGCTACGTCGTGCGGAAGGTCCAGCAGAATCCGTTCTGGCACGAGAAGCCGCCGTATGTGCTGGTGGTGCCCAAGCCGTATCCGTACCGGCTCTACGGCCAGTCGCTCATCGAGGGGTCCGTCCGGATGCAGTACACGATGAACAACATCGTGAACCTGCAGGTTGACAATCTCTCGTTCTCGATCATGAAGATGTTTCGGGCGGACCCCTGGCAAATCGAGAACTCAGAATCACTATTTGACTTGTACCCAGGCAAGGTCGTCGTTGGACCGGCAGGGTCGTTCGAGGAGATCAGGATGGGCGAGGTTCCGACGCAGAGCTTCACGGAACTGGCCCTATTTGACCGGGAGATGCAGGCGAACACATCCGTTACCGACCCAATCATGGGGATGCCGGCGACCAAGGGGCGGCAGACCAAGGGTGAGGTTGAGATCAAGACCTCGATGTCCATGTCGCACTTCGACAGCATCTCCTACGACATCGAGTACCTTGCCGTCACACAGATCGTGGAGATGGCGTACTCGCTGATATTCCAGTTCATGGACTGGGACGCGCCGTACATCAGGAAGATCGTCGGCGACCTCGGGCTGCACATTGAGCGGCTGTCCCCCGAGGAGCGGCGCGACCTAATCGCTGGCAACTTTGTGTTTCAGGGGTCGGGCCTCTCGCTGATGGTGACGCGGGAGGAGAAGATATCCAAGTTGTTCCAACTACTCCAACTGATGATGCAGGTCGAGGGGGTCGCGGCGAAGTACGACCCAATGAAGATAGTGGACAAGATCGTTGAGCTGCTTGGCGTTGGGAACGTGGAACAGTTCCAGCGTGAAATGGGTGCCATGCCGGGGCTGGTGGGGCAGAACCCCGCTGCGGCGGCCATGGTCATGCAACAGCTTCAAGGGGGTGCGCGTGGGCAAGGTCAAGCCGCCGGCGGACGTGAAGGTAACGCGGGTGTCGGTCCCGCAGGACCGTTCGGAGCCGTTCAACCGGGGGGCGGTCAGCCCGTGGTTCCCTGAGCACGGACACGGGAACTGCTCGGCAAAGAAGGCCGCGATCCCGAACCGTGAGACGGCCAGCGCGCCGAAGAAGCGGGCGGCGGGCGTCGAGGCTGGGTACTTCAAGCGGGGTGGGAAATGAGGCGGCGACTCGGCATGGCGATGTACCTGAAGAACAACCCGCTATCAGACGAGCAGAAGGCGGCATTGCAGGAGAAGGCAGCGGCGCTGAAGGACAAGGTGGCCTCGTTCAAGGAAACCGGCGTCACCGACGAGATGCGGGCGCGGGCCGAAGAGGCCAAGGCGGCGTGGCAGGAGCGTATGACCAAACTCGGGTTCGACGGCGCCAAGTGGCCGGGGATGAAGATGGGGTTCGGCCGCAAGCGGCGGATCATGTTCGGAGGCAGATGATCGTAACGGCGGCTGAGGTCATCGAAACGTTGCGGCCGTTCAGAATGTGCGGGGGGAAGGTCGTGTTCACCAATGGGTGCTTCGACCTCCTGCACGTCGGCCACGTCCGGTGCCTCGCCGCCGCCAAGCAGTGCGGGGACGTGCTGGTTGTCGGGCTGAACTCCGACGAGTCCGTGCGGCGGCTGAAGGGGCCTGGCCGGCCGATCGTACCAGAGAGGTGGCGGTCTGAGGTCTTGGATGCCCTGGCGTGCGTGGATTTCGTGATCCTGTTCGACGAGGACACCCCGAGCCGGTTGGTAGCAGACATCGTGCCAGACGTGCTTGTGAAAGGCGGGGACTACAAGGTGGAGGAGATAGCCGGGGCGAAAGAAGTTATTGCGGCCGGCGGAAAGGTCGTCACGATCCCGCTGACGGACGGCATATCAACAACGGGGCTGGTGGAATGCATCAGGGAGGCCAATAATGCTGTCATGGCTTGAGTTCTGTCGTCTGCCAGCGGAGAAGCGGCACGAGGCGTTCCGCCGCGCCGAGGCGGTCAAGGACATGGTGAACTCGATGGGGTGGACGCACGTTGTCAAGCCGGAGTTGGAGACCTGCCGCGCGCAGTTCATGGAGCGGCTGATCGTCGAGAACAACCCCCGGGCCGTCGCCATGCTTCAGGCGAACATCCGGGCGATAGCGGGCTTGCTGAAGTACATCGAGGTCGAGGCGGTGAAGGGCGCGAAACTGGCCGAATACGCGGCTCAGGAGCGCGCGAACACGTCAGAGCGGGTACGTCTCTGACAGGAGAGGCCCAATGAGCGAAGAGACCACGGTTGCCGCGCAGGGAACCGAGCAGGCGGCTCAGGCCGCACCGGAGACCGCGCCGGTGGATACCACGGCTCCCGAGCCGGAGAAGAAGGACGAGACCGCCGAACTGAAGGAGCAGTTGGAGACCGCGCGGCGGGACATCGAGTACACCAGGATGCAGTTGACGCAGGAGAGCCAGCGGCGGGCCGAGGTCGAGCGGGCGCTGGCGGCGGCAGCCGTCC